CTCCAAGATTAGCAAGTAAGATGGGAGAACCAGTAGTAAAAAGATTAAGAAAAATTGGAGAGGAGAATGGTTATACATTTAGTATCTACAAAACTAAATCGATATTACATGGATTGAGCCAAGTAAGAGATAGAACATTTTATTTCTTTTGGAAAGATGATAAGGTACCGTTCTTTGATTATATCAGAGAAAAACCATCATTGATTGCTGATGATATACGAGCAGTTGAAAGAAGAGATGATGACCCAATGAGTCAAATATTATGTAATGATAAAACTCCATCAGAAGAACCATATTATAAATATGTATTAGAGGAGTTAGAAGGTGGTATATCTCATAGTGAATTTCAAGATAAGATTGAAAGAACCACTAACCCAATGGATTACATCGAAGAAAGAACAACTTATAAAGAAGTTGCTAAATGGATGCGTGAGAATGGCTACGATAATGTAGCTAAAAAATGCGATAGGCAATATCATAAATTAAAAGCCGGTGGTAATATAATGAGAAAAACCACTGAAATACCTAAAGATAAAATAGGTGCTTTCGTAGGTCATATGCCAACATGCTTAACGCACCCTGATGAAGATAGATACCTTACTGTACGTGAAGCTCTATCTCTCATGAAATTACCAGATGATTTTATATTATTAAATCCTAAAAGGTCTTTGAACCATATATGTCAGAATGTTCCAGTCACTACAGCTGAGCATCCTGCTCGTATGGTAAAAAAATATCTAGAAGGTAGCCTTGATATGATTGATACAAAATTCTTGGTACAAGATAATAAGAAAAAAGTTTATGAATATGAAAAAAGTCCTTTACAATTGGACCGTTTTATGTTATAATATACTATATGTTTAAAAAATGGAGTGATATATGCCAAGTGTAGACTTAAGACCTCGTAAGAGGCATCCAAGAGATAAAAGGCCAGCTAAGCCTATGCCATTTGATGTGGCTCTCAGAAAATTTAAAAAGCAATGCGAAAAAGCAGGCATTGTACAGGAAGTTCGTAAAAGAGAATTTTACGAAAAGCCATCAGCAAAGAGGCAACGCAAACATAAAGAAGCAGTTGCTCGCTGGAGAAAAAAAGAAAAAGCCATGCAGCTCAAACCAGAGAGGAGGTATTAATATGGGTATTATGGATAAACTGAAAAAGAATAGTAGAGTATCTACAACAGATGTGTTAGCGGATTCAATGCTATTTAAAGATAAAGATGTCATACCAACTAATGTTCCTATGGTGAACGTTGCTCTTTCCGGAGACATGGATGGCGGATTATCAAGTGGACTAACTGTTCTAGCTGGTCCATCAAAACATTTCAAAACATCTTTTGCACTTCTTATGGGTGCGGCTTATTTAGATGAGTATGAAGATGCTGTAATGTTATTTTATGATTCAGAGTTTGGTTCACCACAGAATTATTTTGAATCATTTGGAATCGATACATCAAGGGTATTACATACACCAATCACTGATGTAGAACAACTTAAATTTGATTTAGTTAATCAATTAGAAACAATTGATAGAGATGATAAAGTTGTTATTGTTATTGATTCAATTGGAAACCTAGCAAGTAAAAAAGAATTAGAAGATGCGCTCAATGAAAAGTCTGTCGCGGACATGTCGAGAGCGAAGGCGTTAAAGGGACTGTTCCGCATGGTCACTCCTTATTTAACAATGAAGAACGTCCCTTTACTCGCCGTTAACCATACATATAAGGAAATAGGATTATTCCCTAGAGATGTAGTAGGTGGTGGTACTGGTATATACTATTCTGCTGATAATATATGGATTATTGGAAGGCAACAAGTAAAATCCGGTACAGAAGTGCAAGGTTATAATTTTGTAATTAAAGTTGAGAAATCAAGGTTTGTAAAAGAACAATCTAAAATACCAGTAAGTGTATCATGGGAAGGTGGAATACAACCATACTCAGGTCTCTTACAAGTCGCTTTGGCTGGTGGATATGTCACTAAACCAAATGTCGGTTGGTATGCAAGAGTTGATAAAGAAACCGGTGAGATTGAAGGAACTAAAGTAAGAGAAAAAGATACTCTTAATAAAAAGTTCTGGGACCCAATCTTAAATGAAACTGATTTCAAAGAGTTTGTAAAAACTTATTACTCAATAGGACATAAACCATTATTGGAAGTTGACCTGGATATAGAAATCGAGGGAGAATAATGCATACTATTGACGAATCTCACTACACGTTTGTAGAGAATCCTAACCACCCAATGACTGGAGTTAGGTTTAAAAAAGGTGAATGGAAAGATGTGACAGTTGTATATGGTACAGTTGGAATAGAAGAAAATGTTGAGAATGATGAAGCTAAATTATCATTTAACTTTACAATACTTGACCCAGCTGATTTTACCATCGATGAACTGAATGAAGATGAAGCATTTAAAAATTACCTAGGCGATGTATTGAGATATATAATAACAGATTCCCTTGAATGGGGTGAGGAAAATAACGTAGCGAGGATAGGAATTGGAAAATCAGATACCAACACAGATACTGAATCATCTACTGAATAACGAAGAATTTTGTAGAAGAGTCATACCCTATTTAAAACCTGAATATTTTGAAGGTACACATAGGAATGTTTTTGATTTAATTGTTAAATTCGTAGGTAAACATAATCGTTTACCAACCGCTAAAGTTTTAGATTTGGAGTTAAGAAAAGTCAATGCTCCAGAAGATGTCCTTAATAATTCTGCCCAACTAATAGATTCCATAAGAGAAAAAACAGAAATTGATACTGAATATCTTATTGGAGAAGCTGAAAGTTGGTGTAAAGAAAAAGCTGTTTATAACGCTATAATGGAATCAATCCAAATTATTGATGGAAAGAGTAATGATAAAAGTGAAGGTGCTATACCTGAAATACTTTCAAATGCTCTTGGTGTTTCATTTGACCAGCAAATTGGCCATGATTATATTGATGATAGTCAAGAAAGATTTGATTTCTATAATCACAAAGAGGATAGAATACCTTTTGATTTAGATTATTTCAATAAAATTACAAAGGGTGGTTTACCAAACAAAACGCTTAACATCGCTCTCGCGGGTACGGGCGTGGGTAAATCATTATTCATGTGTCATTGTGCTGCATCTGCTTTGGAACAAGGAAAGAACGTTTTGTATATTACAATGGAAATGGCTGAAGAAAGAATCGCTGAAAGAATTGATGCGAATCTTATGAACCTTCCAATTGAACAATTAAGTTCTTTACCAAAGAATACATTCAATGAAAAGATTGAAAAGATAGCAAAAGGCGCTATTGGAAAACTTATTGTAAAAGAATATCCAACTGGTGCTGCTCACACAGGACATTTCAGAGCTTTATTAAACGAATTAAAATTAAAGAAAAATTTTATACCAGATATGGTTTATATTGATTACCTTAATATTTGTGCATCAAGTAGGATGCGTGGATTAGGTGGAAGTATAAATACATATAGTTATGTCAAAGCAATAGCTGAAGAGCTACGTGGTTTGGCAGTCGAATTCAATGTACCAATAGTCTCTGCAACGCAGACAACAAGGGCGGGATACTCAAACACAGACCTTGGACTAGAAGATACATCTGAATCATTTGGTTTACCGGCGACAGCTGATTTAATGTTTGCTCTCATATCAACAGAGGAACTTGATGAGCTAGGTCAATTACTGGTAAAGCAATTGAAGAATCGTTATAACGATCCGACCAAGTACAGAAGATTTGTAGTTGGAATCGATCGTTCCCGCATGAAACTATATGATGTGGAGGAATCTGCGCAGTCAGATATTATGAATGATATGACTCCAGATAAACCGATAAACAAGTTTGGTGAACGTGAGAATCCCGACACATTTGCCGACTTTAAAATATAGGAGAAAATGTATGAACATGCTTAGTTCAGTTAAGGATTGGATACTAGCCAGATGGTCCGAAAGAACATCATGGGACGGAGCAGTTATCGTTGCAGTTTCACTATCACTAATCATCTTAGGTGATTTAGTTTGGTGGGCAGCATGGTTAGCTCTTGCTTATGGTATCTATACCTTAGTTAAATCAGAAGTTTAACATAAAACTATATAATGTGATGAATGCGGGGCGTAAAAACCTCGCATTTCTTTTGCGAAAAAAAAGTGAAAAAAAGTGAAAAAAATCGTTTACATTTGCTAAATAATGTGTTATAATATACCTATATAAAAAATTAAATAAGGAGTTTATATGTCAAACGAAACAAATACCAAAATCCTCGAAGCTCTTGCAGCTGAGGTCGATGAAATGTCACCAATGGCAATCGTTAATGAAGCTTTAGATAGACCAGAATCTATGCATGGTACATCACCTGTTAGTGATTCATGGGATGAATTCTTCGCTTTTGCAGATATGGATAGACTTAAAGATAAAGTCGTATTCAAAAGATTCGAGGCATTGTCTGAATAATGCCTAGAAAATTTATACAATCACCATTTGGAGAACCTATTGAAATTAATAGGAACGACAAATTTAAGATTGAAACAAACAAATTCAATGACGGTATTCAATATCGTTATAGGTTCGAAAATGGCTTTGGAGCCAGCGTTGTAAGACACGCAGGTTCCTATGGCAATAAACAAGGTTTATACGAATTGGCAGTGTTAGATACATTTGGCGATTTGGATTATACAACACCCATAACAAATGACGTAATTGGTTATTTGGATTGGGAAGCAGTAGAAGATACACTAGATAAAATTAAGGAGTTATAATATGGAAAAGTGTGGATTAAGAGGAAGTACAAACTACGTAGGTACAGCACATGTAAAAAGTGCAGGTGATATGCTTGAATTGCAAAGCATTCGTGATGCAGTTAAAGTGGTAAATAAAGAATTAAAGTTTGCAGAAAGATATAGCAGATATGGAGATAGAACTCCTAGATTTAGAGTTAAATGTCAAGGTAGAGGTCCAAGGGCTTCAGTTGCAAGAGCTGAAGGTTTAAACCCAAGAACTTATGACCAGTCACTACCATTAAGTAAAGCGGAGAGATTAGATGTCTATATTTACAGAGTCTGAAAAAGAACCAAGAGCGTTTAAAGTAATAGCCTATGATGAAAACGATGAGCTAAAAGCTGAATATATGTTTTCTGAATTACAAGAAGCTTTGAAATTCCAATTAGGAATGCAAGATAAAGGTTATACCACTACAATGCAAAGGTTATTAATCGATTGATGGAATACTATTTAATACAATTTATTTGTTTATGTTTATTAATTGCTGGTTGCGCATATCGTTCTTATAACTTAGGAATAAGAGAAGGCGCATCAAGAACCGTTGATAAATTGCATGAAGCTAAAATAATTTGTTATGATAACAAGGGAAATATAGTACCAAATCCTTTTTTTGACGCATAAACTTGTATAAATAGATTATATTAATTTAATTTATATGGGAACTGTGTTCAATGGAATCATTCAAACATTTTATTGCCGAAGCCTCTGGAAAAGCTTCAACAATCTTTGAAACCGTTATAGTAATATGTCACAATAATTCTTCATTGTCTGAGAAGAAATTTAAAGACATGATAATGAAGGAAAAAGCCGTAAAGTCATTCTTAAAAGCTGCTAAACCACCCTGGGCAGTAGCTAATAAATCTCCAGAAGAACAAGCAGATATTCTATACAAATTCGCTCAAGTATGTAAAAAACAAATAGGTTCAGGTAAATCTGACGCTGGTATAGGTCAAAGTAATCCAACAGTTTCAACTTTTTGGAATGAAGAAACTGGTAAATCTAAAGATGTTTCAAAAACAGATGTTATTATTGCAGGTCATAGAACCTCGGTCAAAGGACCTTCAGCTCAGCTCATGTCAGGTAAAAAACCAGAAGTACGAGCTACAATTCTATCAGCAGCTGAAGCAGCAGGAATTGGTGCTAACGTTAGAAAATCTCTTTTAGACGCAACTGATAAATTTGTAGAAACAACTTCAAAAGGTATGGATATGACCACAGCCAATTTAAGAAAGTTATCCAAAGAAGAAGCTATAGCAACGGGAAATCGCGAAGCACAAAAGGTTGTGGAACAACAAAAAGAATTACAAGCAGAAGTAAACAAAGCATTTACTGATGCATTTAAAGATAAAAAAATTGCTTATGAATTTGCTAAAGAAGCAATGACAGGAAGAGAAAAGTTTAGTGCAAAATCAGTTGGTCCTAGTGAACCCGGTGATACAATAGGCGAAGCAACGCATATGTTAGTTTGGGATTATAGAATGGATAGATTAATGTTCAGAAAAATTGATGAAAAGATTGTAGGACATTCAGCCAAAGG